AATAAAAAGAGCTCCCGAAGGAGCTCTTTAGTGGCGTTGTCTGGGATTCAAACCCAGCATCCTAGTCTTGTCGATCTGTGTGTACTCACCACACCGCCAACGCCTTACGCATTAAGCGCCTGCAGAACCCCACATGCCGAGGGGATCAGACCAGCCGAAGCTGTAACGCTCACGAGCCTTGTAACGAACGTTACCAGTATCGAAGTCGCCGTCCATTGAGTTAGCCAAAGGCATACGCTCAAAGTGCTTCATGCCGTTTGGCACGTCGGTAATCAAATACCAGCCGTTGCTGTCGGTCAAGAAGTGGTTAACGGTGTAACCTTCAGGGATTGCACCCATCTGCTTCAACGCGTTGATATCGTTGTCAGCAGTTTGTACACGCAACTCGGTGTCAAGCAAACGCTTGGCAACGAACATCAGTGCTGGAGGAATCACCATCTTACGGGGCTTGGCGGCGATCAACAGACCGCGCTCATCAGTCCATGCAGCGATTTGAATCACGGCGTTTTCCAAAGATGTTTCGTTCAAGTCAACACCAGTAGTTGGGCTGTTGAAGTTCACACCACCGTTAACGAGTGGGTGACCAACACGGGCGCTAGAGGAGTTAACACCGAACAAAGAAACGCCATCACCGCCAAGATAGCTACCGCTGAAACCGTTGTTGATAACGGAAGCAGCTTTAACTTGCTTGGTGTAAGACATGGCACGGGCCAAAGCCTTGGTGTAACGTGCAGACAAAGAGTCATACAAGTTATCTTCCACAGCTTCTTCAGTGATACTGAAGCCCAGAGCGATAGTCTCGTGGTTGTAGCGAGCGGTGAAGGCTTCTTGCGCATTGTCATAAGCAATGGCTTGACCTTCATTCTTGACGGGAGCAGAACCAAAGCCAGCAAGCTTTGTCTCTTCTTCGAAGCTACGCTCAGATTTCTCTGTTTCGTAGATTTCTTTGTGCTCTTCGCCGTAGCGTGCGTACTCTAAACCGAACAATGCGTTCAGGCCGGGGAGCAGCTCTTTAAGTAGTTGTGCGCGTGAAATTGCCATGGTTAGTTACTCCTTATGCTACGCCGGTGGCGTTGCTGTATGAATGTGCGCCGGGATTGAACTTGACCAAGATGTCGGTGAAGGCATCGCCAACTTGAGAGAAGCCGGGGGTGTCTGCAAAACCAACAACACGGAAAGCAATACCAGAAGTGGCAGCAGCAGTAGAGCTAACAGCCGTAGTGGAATTACCAGTGGTCGTAGAGCCTGTTGAAGTGCTCTGAACAGCGCTCAGATTCACGTTCATGCCCAAAGTGGTTTGAGCCATTGAGCCGTTAGCTTGCACTTGGAACACAGCGCGGTCGTCATCAATTACGTACGCAGTAATAGCAGAGCCTTGCACAGAAGCTGTGTTGGCAGGGTAGTACTGAGAGTAAATGATTTGGCCTTGTGCGTTCGTGAAGGAGCAACCGACGAAAACGCCGATAGTGCCTGCTGGGAACGGTGTGCTGTTATCGCCATTTGTAGTGACGATGTTGATGTAACCAGACGTGTTGATTGCAACGATCGAACCATTGAAAATGTTCGTGTTGTAACCAGCAGGGTCGATCAGAAATTGTCGAGTGCTACCAGCGTATGGTAGGCCACCCAACTCATTTACGGCACGGAAGCCGTAGGGAGAAGCGGTAGATGCCATTTAAGGACTCCTAAGTTTATTTAGAACCAGAACCAAACCCACCACGCGTTGAAGACGACTTGCGTTCGGCAAACAACGGCATGCGGGAATCATTTTGTCGCATGAAGCTATTGTCAACTGACTCCATCTGGTTTTGAGCCTGCTGGTTAAAGTACTCATCCCGAGCATCCGCTTTTTCTTTGGCAATCTTGCAGAGCATGAGGCCACCGATTTCCACGTTCCCAGTCTTTTCGTTACCCAACAGCATCAATTCTGGATGGTCAGCTGCCTTCACCGGCTCCCAACCTTCACGCATTCTGCGTGATACGTTGGTCACTTCCGACTGTCCCAGCACATGAGTCGCTACCCAGCGATACACGTAGCCCGGTTCAGGCGTTGGATCAGGCAAGTTTGTCGGCGGTACGTATACAGCACGAGCAGATTTTTCGCGTGACACCAAGTCACGATTTGTACGGTTTTCAGCCATTCGATTTCTCCATTTTTACCAATTCAGCAGCATATTGCTGCGGGGTTAAGCCAAACTTTTTTGCCAACGAAACTTGCGTCGGACTTAGTTGGACTCTTTTTGCTCCTGTCGAACGAGTCGCAGAGGCAACAACCGTGGAAGGCTTTCTGGAGCCATCGCCGGACTTCGGCCTGCCTTGTCCACCGAAAACATCAGGGAACGTAGCTTTCATGCGAGCATCAATGCGCTCGAAATATTCGTCAGAGCGGGGGTCTATTCCCGAGTTCACTAGTTTTTGGTGCAGCCCTAGTGAAAAGCTGGTGAGTTCCTCGTACCCGGGTGATCCAAACCACTGGTTTCTTGCCTGCCAGCGCAGTGTTTTATCGTCCGGTTGGGCCGCTTCGGGTACTTGTTGACTAGTTTGTACTACATCAGAATCGTATTGTAAAGGGGTTGGGCGGAAATTTTTTGCGGCTGTTGCACGCATCTTTGCATCCGCCAACTCCTCTTGAGCCGCAATGATCGCATCTGTGTCAAATGCTTCATGGGCTTCTTTAAGCTTTCTACGGGCCATAGCCAGTTCAGCTTCTGTAGCAGTTTGAATCGTGGCGGCATACTGTTGCTCACCATTATTCACGTATTGTTTAAGCTTATTGTTTTCGGCCAACAGGTGTTGGGCCATTCTTTCAAGCTCTTGTTTTTCGCGCATTGTCGCTTCTTTGACACGGCGCTCATCGTGACGGGCATGAGTGAGTTCCTTGATGCGCTTTTTAACGCCCTCAGAGTAGTTCTCAATTTCGTCATCGGTTGGATCGGCGACTTCGCGGTCTAGGGGCTTGCGGCCTCTGTCACGTTCAGGCGTGTCGTCTACGATCTCAATTTCGACGTCTGCTTCGGACGATCCCACGGGTGCGGGGGTGTCGTCAAGCTCGTCGGGGAACTTGTATTGTTCAGCCATTTCTTTCCTTTCAAGCGCGGGTTAAACCGCGGGGGTCTTGCACAACAGCATCAATTTGGTCATCATTGATGAGACGGAACTCCTTGCCAAAGATTTTGAATCTTGTGCCAGAGTAAGTACGTACCAAGACGAAGTCGCCTTCTTTACACCATGCGCCTGTGGGGAACTTGGTGGTGTCTTTGTACGCATCGGGGCCTACACGCAATACAAACAGCACCGTGGTGGCTGTCTCTTCTTGGCGCATGAACTCCGTTGGTTTATACAGGTTTGACCCTGCAATCTTTTCGTCTGCTTCTGGAACAACGCACAGCAACTTCCAACCTGTGGGGGTCGGCAGCGCACCTGCTTTTGTTTCACTGTCAGCGCCTTCTTCTGGCGAATCCAATTGCTGGATATGCTTTGGTAAGACGATGTTTGGCGGCAGGATTAATCCTGATTCAGTTTCAATCATCTGATTGTTCAACTTTCTGTAGCAGGTCAAGGAGATAACGCTCTGCAAGGGCTAGACCCGAAATAATCCCGCAGAGTTTTTGGTATTCATCAAATGATCGACACGATCCCGCAGCCAAGTCATCTGCGTAGTTGTTCATGTCAGTACGTATTTTGTCGCGCAATACGGATGCGAATTCTTGGATCATTTGGGTTCCTTACCTTGTGGCTGGCTTTTATTTGCAAACTGCAAAGCTGTAGTACGGGCTTGCAAGTCCATCTCTTTCTGTCGCTTAGAAATTTCAGAGCCTAGCTTCACACCGGCATACTCTTGGTCAAACTGTTGTTTAACCTTGCTTTCGTTGATCTGCGCACCGATGCGCATACCTTCAAGTTCTTGTTCACTACGCAGTCTTTCAGTGTCCAAATCAAGTTTGTCTGACTTGGCAGTCATGTCAGCCACCATCTTCTGAGCATCCAACTGCGCGGCTTGTTGCTTAAGCTGGAAGTCTTGTTGCATCTTCTGCGCTTCCATTTGCAAGCGTTGTTGCCCCAACTGAATGTTGGCCTGAATTTCCTGTTGCTTGAGTTGCAACTCTTGCTGTTGCATCTGGATGAGCGGGTCTTGCGCTTGTTGCTGAGCTTGCTGTTGTGCGGCTTGCGCTTGGTTTTGCTGCAGCATTTGCTGAGCCGCTTGCGCCATCATGCTGGCCATTGCGTTGGCAACTGCGGTTGGCACCTGCTCGTCTTCTTTTGGAATTGACATGCCAAGTTGTTTCTCCAACTGCAACTTGTACTGGAACCCTACGTGCTCTGCGATGTGTGCAGTCAGCGCCGCTTGAATCTGAGGAGCCTTGGGGTTCTGGCCAATCAATTGCATCACGGTTGGGTCTTGCATCATGCTGGTGTGCACAGCAAGGTGCGCTGCATGATCTTGCTCCACAAACGCTTTGAGTGGCTCGCCCTTGAGCACAGCCATGTTCTCTGTCACAGGGTCTTTGGGTTTCTGGTCATCCTCAAGTGGCACAAGTTTGTCTGCGTTCTTGATGCCCAACACCTCCAACATGTTGCGGTGCAACTGTGGCAAGTCGTAAATATCTGGAGCCATCTGCGCCATCTGAATGACGGCTTGGTACTGCACCACACGCTGTGACATGGTGGCCGCATTCGGATCAGACACGGGGATAACGTCTACATGCGCGTAGTCAGACTTCTTAGCGCGTGGGCCGTCATCGCCTTCTGGCTCGTATGAGTATGTGTCATCTGTGTAGTCACGGATGATGTCACGCAGAAGCTGCAACTCTTGCTTTAAGGCGTAGTGCACACGGGCCTGCACAGCCGTCATCACTTTAAGCTGGCGCTCAAGTAGTGCCAGCGTTGTGCCAACAGGAGCCTGCGCAGACATGTCGGACACTTTCATATCCGCAGTAGCCGCAAAGCGTCGTCCTTCGTCTACGATCTTATCGAGCAGTGCGGCAAGAACCGCTGAAGGCTCTTTGTATGGCAGGGGCAGGATGCTGTCACGGATGGTGCCAGAGCCAATGTCTACGTCACGGAATTCACCCGGAGCGATTGGCGTGTCATCTCCCTTGATGCGCAGTCCTCTGGACTTGAGGCCACCGGGCAAGTTGGACAGTGTTCCTGCATCGATGAGCTGGCGCATGATGCTTGTAGCGGATTTAGCAAAGCCTCCGATAAGATGGAACAGCCCAAAGCCATAAGCTCCAAAGCCCGGAATATATTGGTAGTGCACGAAGTGCTGGCGTTTGAGTTTGAGTGGGTCATCTTCCTCCCAATTACGGCGAATAGCTAAAACATCGTTTGTGCCGCGAATGATTGTCACCACGTACGGAAGCGCGATGCCTGTCGGCTCGTCATCGTCGTCCAAGTCTTCGTGACCCTTGATATCTAAATCAACGTGGCACTCAAGGAGCGTGAAGCGGTCATCGTTCAGATCACTAAAGCCCGTCTCTTTGTCCTTGGCTTTTTGAATGTCGCCAACAACTTTGTCTGGCTCACCCAGTTCTACTTCACAGTAAAACCCTGCTTGCTGCAGTTTTAAAATCTCATTCTTGGTCTTGCGCATAACGTGCGTGACGCGATAGCAAGTCTGAATGTCCGATGTGCCGTAGGGCAGGATCATGTCTTCCGCAGGAATAAAGATAGACACTTGACGGCCAAGCGAGGGGTCGTAGTACACCTTTTTAAACGCTGAACCTGTGGCCGGCAGTGACCAGAGCATGCGCTCATGCTCAGGACGGAACTCAACCATCTTCTCAGTCAGTTGGTAGTTCATATCCGCTTCTACGCGCACAGCCGCTTCTTGTTTCTGCGGTGTCTCTTTACCAAGTATCTTGGTACGCACAGGGCCTTGCGCGGGGAATGTCTCGGTGATTGTCTCTGACTGGAAGCGCACAACGGCTTCTGTAATCATCGGGTGGAACACACCAGAGGCTCCGTTCCAAGGCTCGGTGCGCTCTTCCATCTGCAAACCCAAGAGCTTCAAGCCTTCTGTGTAGGCTTTCTCCCAGTCCTTGCGGGAGCTCTTATCTTGCTCAATGTCGCCTGCCAAGTCGCTGGCCAGCGTCTGCATGGCGCTCTCGTCCATGTACTCAGCCAAGTTAGCGTCAAAGTCTTCAGCAGACGGCTCTCCCGGCTCAATCTCAATCTCCATGCCGTCGATGCCGATCTTGACCATCTCAGGATCAACGATCTCAATCTCGATGGGAGACTCATCCTCTGCCAGCTCTTCAATGCCTGTTGGAGATTGGTACAGCGCTTTGTCAATGTTCGTTGCCATGTGTATTCCTAATAGTATGCGTACGACTTGCGGCGGAAGTAATCAGGGTCATCCTTCGCATCCGTGTTCAAAGTGATAAAACCGCCTTGCCTAAAGCGTAGCAGTGCTTGTGTGGTCGTGTCCACGAAGTCATCGTGCTCCCCAACTGGGAAAGCCGCCATCTCTTCGATCACTTCTCGTGCCCAGCGTGTGTCCGGTGCCCAGACCATGCCAGAGGCAAACAAATCAGCCACTGCGTTTAATCGTACCATCTTGTCGTTGCCGCGGCTAGGATTTGTTTCCTGCACGGGGATGTCCATAGCCCGCAGTTCTTGGATCAGCGGAGCGCCTGCGGCCTTCTTCTCCACGATGAACGCATCTGGCTCCCACTCCTTGTAGTGCTTAAGCGCAACTTCTTTAAGTTCAGGGAACGTCATGCGGTCTTTGAACGCGTCAAGTAAGATAATTTGCGTCGCGTCCTTCTCTTCTTCGTTGAAGAACACGCCCCATGTGGTGCAGGCTGAATAGTCAGAGTTGTTCTTGGTCTCAAACGCCGTATCCCACGACTGAATGACGTAATCGCACTGCGGTGGGTCTTCGGACTCCCATATGCGCCACATCTTGCGCCCAACGATGGCTGAGTTCTCGCTTGTGGGCTGCTGCATGTACTGCGCGTTCCAATACCTAGGCTCAATCGACGCTTTAGTCGCTTTAAGTGCGGCAAGAGGCCACTGCTCTGGCCACAATGACTTCTCCTGCTCGGTGTCTTCGTTGAGAATGGCCGGAAGCTCCACAATTTCCCAAGGAATGGCCTCGGGGTTGCGAGCTTGGTAGTCAATCAAGCGCCCAGTCAGGTCTAAGAGCGACCATCTGGTCATAATCACAATGATCGCACCACCGGGCATCAAGCGTTGCAAGGGGCCAGTCTGGAACCAAGACCATGCAGTGTCAAAAGCAAGCCGTGAGTTGGCTTTTACGTCTTGTTCTGAATGAGGGTCATCAATGACGAAAAGATCAGCCCCACGGCCAGCCAGTGCGCCACCAACACCAGCAGCATAATACTGACCACCAGCAGAAGTCGACCACTTACCGGCAGCTTTCTGATCGTCTGCGACCATTGTTTGGGGGAAAACTTCACGATACTCCTCCGATTCAATCAAATTACGTACGCGCCGACCGAAGTCTTCAGACAAACCAGCGGTGTGGGTGCCCATGATGATCTTCTTATTAGGGTATTTACCTAGGAAGTACGCAGGGAACAGGTAAGAGCTGAACTCAGACTTACCCATACGTGGCGCGATGTTGATAATCACGCGCTTTTTCTTGCCCTCAACCACATCTGTGAAGATTTTGGCCAACTTCCTGTGGTGCGGCCCAATCTTAAAGCCCGGATAGACGCTCTGAGCGAACCCCAACATGTTTGTTTTGGCCGCCTGCAGGCTGGCGCGGGCTTCGCGCATCTCCAAGTCTTGGAAAAGCTCCATCTTTTCTGTCAGCGTCATGTGCGGCAGTGCCTTGGCCATAGCTTCTAGCTCAAGTTTGCTAAGAGTTGTGAACTTTTCAGTCTTCATCTGACTTTTCTTCAGACACGTCGACTACATCGATCACACCCATGAACCTATTGAGCTTATCTTTGATCCGTGCTTCAAGCTCTACGTCCGTCATCTCAGTCTTCTTGACCTCGACTCGCTCCGTGAACAGCGCAACCTCAGTGACTTTACCCAGCATGTCTAGCGCTTTGAGCCGTATGCGCGCATCTGGGTGGTCTACTTCTTCAAGAATCTTGGCTACGGCAAAACCGCGCAGTTCTTTGGCCTGCTCCACAAACGCCCAATCGTAGGCGGTAAGCATTCCCACCAAATGCTGGACTGCCGCTGGCGCTTTAATGTTAGCAAGTGCTTGCTGTGTGTTTTGTGGCGGCTGGCCGGTGACTAAAGATGCAAAAGATTGCCGCGCTGCTTGTGCGTCTGCCTTGGACTCTACTGCTTCGTCATCTAGCTCCAGCTCTTTAAGCCAGTCGGCAGTTTTGACTTGTGCATCAATGATGGTTGCAGGCTCAGCCTTATCAAGCGGCAAAAGCGTAGCCGCAGTCATATCGACTACGTCTGGGTGAAATTCGCCGTGAATAAGATGTTCTAGCATTTTTGCGTAGGTTAGTGCTGGCGTCGCACTTGTTGCCTCGTTGCAGTTAGTGTACACTTCTTTTCGGCAATGGTGCAAATTTTTTGTTCTGTTGCTTCTCCTTGAGGATTAGTCCTCCTTGCGCCCCGGCTAAACACCGGGGCTCTTTTTTATTGGCTATGTCAAACGTTTGACATTGGTCTTTGAAATTTTTTATAGTGGGGTG